TAGTGTTACCTTTGAGGTAATTGTATAGATTATCATACACTTTGCGCATGATGTCAATAGGTTCGTTGTCCATATTCTGATTGACCCACTTCTTCATGGCAGTAAACTCTTTATTCTTGAGATACTGCATCAGGTTACTGATTTGAATGTCATTACTGGCACCAAGAATGCCGACATCAATCTTACCTGTAGAAGAATATCGTTGCAACTCATTAAGAGTGCGTCGAAAATCAGGGAAATACTTCTGGACAACCTCAGCAACTACTTTAGGTTCGTAATCAACATTCTCCTCCTCAAGAATCTCCTTGACTCTACCAAAGAATCCTGCAGCAAGCGCAGGTTTGTCCTGTGATGCAGTCGAGAAGTCCACCACAGAGCATCGAGAGTGCAGTGGAGAGATGATTTTGTTTTTGTAGTTGCAGGTGAAGATGAATCTACAATTCTTTTGAAACTCCTCCATGCAGGCACGTAGGAGCAGTTGCACGTCAGGGGTGGTGTTGTCTGCCTCATCGATGATAATGACCTTGTGGGGTGCTGTAGAGGTGAGAGAGACTGTAGAAGCATAGACCTTTGCCTGATTCCTCACAGTGTCTAGGAAGCGTCCCTCATCGGACCCATTGATAACCAGACAGTCAGTCCCCAACTCTTCACACAGTGCCTTAGCAACCGTGGTTTTACCCACACCTGCAGTGCCTGCCAATAGAAGGTTGGGAATCTCACCCTGCTCTAGAAATCCTTGGAAAATTCTACGTGTCGCATCAGGCAGAATACATTCATCAATTTTCTTGGGGCGATACTTTTCAACCCAGAGAAACAACTTATCAGACATCGTAGTTAGAGTTAATAATAATTCGATTCGGATGGTAACTTGGTGACATACCATTGTGGACAATGGTGCCATCAAATACTACCACACGATTTGCTTTAGGGCAAACACGCATATCATTGATAATGGTGTCGCCATCACTGTCATTCACATAATAGACTGCAGAATAGTGCGGTCCATCCATATCAATGTGAGGTTGATGCTCTAGAGGAGTTGGATGATACAGTGTCATATCCAACCGTGCTCTCAGGATTCTAGGAGACTTCAGATAATCCTGTATCTGAAACAATAAAGGCATCACCAATGACTTCAGTGGTGATTGCTCGATATAGTCATCATGATGTATGAGCATGTGACTAAATCCTTGCATACCTAACTCAGGTATACCCTCTCTCTTTGAGATATTATCCTGATAAAACCACTCCATCCTATTACTACCCACATAGTCAAGCAACTCGTGGTGATAGGATGGAGTGAGAAAGTCATCTAAGACTTCAATCAAGGTTCGAGAGCGATGTAGTAGTTGAGTGAGGAGTGAGTTACACTAGAGAAGTTGGCGATATTCTTCTTACTAATGCATACATGGTAACTACCTTCAGCAAGTTTGAGATTCTCAACCTTGAAGCAGTAGCAGAAGTTACGACGCTCAGGTGTAACGTTGCCAGGATTCTCAAATACTACCTTACGGAGAGGCAATGAGAATACGTTAGACGTATCATTCTTCTTGTCCTTCACACAAACACTATACTCACCCTCATAACCATAGATGCAGAGGTCTTCCACACCATAGATACGTGCTGCCTGCATCAACTGAGTGATGTCTGCCTGAGGGAGGTCAAAGTGAATCTCCTTATCAGGAAGGTCAGGGTTGAAGTCAGGGACAGTCGGGATGATATCGGGGTCACTGTAGTAGAAAGTGGTCTTACCCTTAGACTCTTCATCATAGATGACAACTTTCTTGTCATCGGGGAAGAAAAGCATAGGAGTCTTAAACAGTGACACTGCACCAAGGAAGAGTGGCAGGTCATAGATTGCCATCTGCTCAGGAATATACTCCTTGATGTCAGTCAGAGAGATGATGTTTTTATTGACTGAAATAGTATCAATAAATTTACCCTCCTTGATAACAATAGACTTGTTAATCTGAGCAAAGTTACGCAGGAAATCAATAGTTTGCTTGCTCAGTTTGATATTGCGTGGTGCTTCTTGCATAATTATTGAGGATAAGTTTCAGTGGTGGAATGTTTGTCGTTGAAGTGCATCAACAGCACTGCATAGTGTAGCACCTTCATGATGTCACGTCGAGCAGTGCCTTTTCTATCATAGCGTGAAGCATACTTTAGGATATTACTCCTGCAGAATGCTTCACCATCGCCACATGCTTCAATCAAGTCTAGTGTTTGAAAACCATCATTTGAATAATGCTGATTGTATGTGGAGGTGATGTAATCTCTCACCTCCGCTAGAATCTCTTCTTCGTTATACTTCATAGCATGTGGCATAGTAACAATTAATTGTATCAGGAAGCGAGGATGTTGTCAAGGTCCACTTCAGAATCAATTTTGTCATACAACTCAAGGAAGGATTGCTTAGTCTCATCATCGAAACGGTTGAGGCAAACTTTGATTGCCTTCACACGGTCAGAGAAGATGCTGTATGCACGGATGATGTGCACAAGACGACGAGTAGAGATGACTTCATCAACACCACCATCCTTGAAAGTCTTACGGATAATCTCTGCCCATGCAACAAGGTTGTTAATGTAAACATCGTCACAGCAATCCAACTCTGCACAGTAGTTGTGGAGCATCTTGACTTCAGTCTTAGCAGTAGGATACTCCTGCTCAAAGGTTACAGGGAAACGCTCAAGGAATGCTTCGTTAAGCACGTTGGTGCCGATGAAACGACCGTCGTCACTACCCTTACCTTTGGTGTTAGCAGTAGCGAAGACGTTGAAACCTGCAGCAGGAGTCACCTGACGACCAATCTTCTTAAGGAAGACACCCTTACCTTCAAGGATAGACTGCAGACAGAGAATCTTGTTAGATGCAAGGTCAATCTCGTCAAGCAGCAGGACAGCACCACGCTCAAGTGCTTCAATCACAGGACCATTGTGCCATACAGTCTCACCGTTGACAAGACGGAAACCACCGATAAGGTCATCCTCGTCAGTTTCGATGGTGATGTTGACACGAATCAACTCACGACCGAGTTGTGCACATGCCTGCTCTACACCGAGAGTCTTTCCGTTACCAGACAGACCAGTGATGAATGTAGGGTAGTAAATTTTAGATTGGATAACCTTCTTGATGTCGGAGAAGTTGCCGAAAGCAACAAAGTTAGGGTCCTTAGAAGGAATAAGTGATTCAGTCTGCTTCACTACAGTCTCAAGTTGCTCACGCACTTCCTGCACAGAGAGATTCCACTTGCCGATGCCTGCCTTGTAATCCTTAAGACGCTTTTTAACAGTAG